AAACATACCCATATACAGGAAATTAATTATGACTAAATTTCGTACTCCCTATACAAAACGCACTCGCGTTTCGCTCGACTTCCTCGATGAGGAAGGCAAACAGGCCATAGGCCGCACTGAGCAGCACCACAAGCCCGCTTGTGATATCAACAACATCATACGTCAGTATGATAAAACCGGCCTTATAACGCACACAAATAGCGTTAAGGCCACATACGGTGACTTCACTGAAGTCAACGAGTATCAAGTAGCGCTCAATTCAGTAATTGAAGCACAAGCATCATTCAGCGAATTACCTTCTGATATTCGCAAAAAATTCGGCAACGATCCCGGTGCCTTTATTGAATTTGTCACCAATCCAGACAACGCAGAAGCATGCGTTAAAATGGGCCTCGCAGACGCCCCAACACCGGAGGTGATACCGAAGGTAGAGGTGGTTAATCCACCGCAGGAACAGTTACCCACTTGATGTAACTGTTCCCACTGACAGGAAACTTGTTTTCTGGCAGAATTACGAAGTAATTAAAAAGAGGAAAAACTATGAAATATCGCAAAAAATTATCACGAGGAAAAAGCCGTAGAATGTTCACACGCTCGGCTAAAAGGGTAAACAAAAAGAACGCAATGGGTCGCCCTATGCGTGGCGGCATACGTTTATGATATGCCTTGTTATAAACCCCTTACTGCTTGGTACGCCAAGGAGATTAACCCAACTGGAAAAAGATCATTAGTCTTTAACCAAAAATACGCGCTACAAGCCGATGACCCTTTGGAAGTCGGCTGTGGTCAATGCGCAGGGTGCAGGCTGGACCGATCGAGACAATGGGCAATTAGATGCTTACACGAATCCCAGATGTTCGAAGATAATAGTTTTATTACTCTTACCTTTTCGGACCCTGAACTAAATAAACGAGAAGTACCTGATAGCTTAGATCTCACAGAGTTCCAACGATTCATGAAACGACTTAGAGAGGATACAGTACCAAAAAATCCACATAGTAGAAAAAAAAATGCTGCCCGTGATGATTATAAACCTTACAAGGAGGCTGTAGAAAAAGGTCAGATTGAAGTCACTGACGAAATTTCTGATCTTATGGAAAAGTACGCAGCTGCTAAAGAAGACTTCGACCAATGGCAATATGATAACGGAATTCGCTTCTTTCACTGCGGAGAATACGGAGAAAAATATGGACGACCACACTATCACGCAATACTATTTAATATTGAATTCAAAGATAAGTACTTATGGCAAACACGAAACGGCATGAGATATTACCGTTCCCCAACCTTAGAAAAACATTGGCCTCATGGAATGGCCATTATAGGGGATGTAACATTTGAATCCGCTGCTTATGTAGCTAGATATATAATGAAAAAAGTAAACGGCGATAACGCCGATGAACACTATAAAAAATTAATTATTGATGAACAAACAGGAGAATTAAAAGATTCAGACCA